GGGAAATCCGGGGATTGTCTGGGCATGCCGTTGATAAGGGCTGCGATCGGCTTAGAGAGGTACCTCTGCTGTACCTCGTCACGACAGGAGTCCCACAATTCCTGGGAGAAGGGTATTGGGTCGGCGGGGAGCCCCATGGCACGCTGATAGTTGAGGAACAGGATGTCCCCAATGTCCTGCTTCATTATAAACTCTTTCTCATTGTCCTCAGGCGTGGCAATTGCTATGCGTGCTTCAATGGTCTTGAACAGGAGGGCCTCATCTTTAGCCTGTTGATGTTGAAAGAGTTGCACCACGGTGTCCTCGGTCTGAATGGTGTTCGTGTGGCCATGTTTCTTGTCGTAGAGTTCCCTGTCAAATTTGTCATTCAGCTGGGACACTAGGGGTTCCAGAAGGGAGTTCTTATTCTCTACGGGGAAGTGGGTAGTTGGGGCGGCAGGTTCAATCACTTCCGGCTCCGCTAGGACGGTCTCCGCTGGGGGCTGCTTACGAGTCAAGTCCAGGAAGGTGCTGAGATAGGGGGTGCAGGAGACTTTGTTCCAGAAGTCTGCCGATGTGGGCCCTGTGTTGATAAAGTGGATGGCATCCCTGGCCCTGGAGAGCGCTGTGTACATGACTTGCTTTGAGCAAAGGGCCGTGTTGTTGTCCAAGAGAATCTGCACACATGGCGTGGTGAGGCCTTGGCAGCCTGCGTAGGAATAGGCCACGTTCCCAAGTTCTCGAAGACACTCTTTCTTGGCTTGAGAGGGCGACAGGAGCGGCCAGCCTTGCACTGTGAGGCCGCTTAGGGTGATTTTGGTTTCCCCTTCTATCTCAGAATACACACCAAGTTTGTTGGCCAGATCTTGTCGGTTGCGGTGTGTAGCGTTGACGTAGTACCGGCAAGACTTCTCGAAGACTGCAGAGGCTGGCTCCAAGGAGGCAATCATGGCCTGATCGCAAGTTTCGTGGTAATGACTCTGCTGCGGATCTCCCGTGAGTACGACGGCCTCTATCTCCGGATGACTTATGATGTAGGCCTCAATGAGTCCCGTTGGGATTTTGGTGTAGTCGTCAATGATCACCAATGGGGAGGCTGGTTGGAGAATGGCCTTCTCGTGCGTGCGGAAGCAGCGAATGTTGATGTTGGGGACCTTCCGCATCCAGTCGGCTCTAAGCTCGACGTAGGTGTGACGATGGATATTTTATC